CAATACTTGTCTTTTCTTTTATTAAATGAGGTGACAGTTGCCCTTGATTTACCACCATACTTAAAAAAGTCATACTTACTGTTCGTAAAATGACTTTTCATCGAAAGATATGTTTGGTAGGTTTCAAACGGAGTCACTTTCGTCTTCAACATCATGTGATTCTAATTGTGTAATTGCGTCAACAGGAACGTCATGATCACCGATACGATACCAGTGTTCTAATTTTCCTGATTTAAAACTTTCACGTTTTCCAAGATATTCGAGATCATGAAATCTATGTTCTCGAAGCATTGCTTGTAAACGATGGTGTATCAAGTCCGATTGGGAAATTTTCATAATGGAAGTTTAGCACGAGAAGTCTTCTTCATAAAGTTAAGTCTAGTTGCATCCCACTTAAGTCTTTCCTTTAATGGTTTTGAGATTAACTTCGATACTGATTCTACCTCAATATTGTTAGTTTCGCAATAGTAGCAGATGGCATCAATATAATTGAAGTCTTGTTCTTCAGCAACAATTTTTTCAATCTCCATCGCAAATTTAGATGGGGTCAAGAATTTATTCTCGATTGCCTGTTCTAGTTCTTTATTCGGTTCCATAGAGTTCCAGTTTATCTTGAATAAATTTGTTAATGTATTCTCCGAGGAGTTTGATATACTTTGCTTTGTTGTATTCTTCATAGACGATGCATTCTCCATTTTCACAGGACATAATAATTACTAATTTTTTAACAGATATACCTGTTAATTCATATAACATACAACCGTATGCCATACACTGGACAAAGTAATGTTCAATCCATTCTCTTGGCTTTGGTTTTTTAGAAGTCTTAAAATCTATTATCGCTAACTCGTCTTCGTATTCTGCAATACAATCGACTGTTCCAGCAATTCCTAATTGCTTACTGTAGAGAGAACCCTCTAAAGCGTAAATATTATTTATATTACCAATTTTTCCTTTCGCCACATTAAACAAAAAGTTAGATATTGGAGGAACTTTTGGAAGTTTCTCGTCATTTAACAAATGATGCTCAGTTAGAGTATGAAAGTCAGTGCCACGTGTGGTTGCTGCTTTAGTAATACGATTTGCTTCTTCATCACCTACCTTCTTTCGCCATTTAACAAAAATTTCTTTATTAAAATGACTAGTAACTGATGTAATTGAAACTAATTTAATTAATTCATCTTCATCAGGCACAGAGTAATATCGAACACCATCAATAGTTTCTCTAGAAAGTTTAGGAAGATTCAGTTCTACATGATTAAACATTAAAGACCAATATCAAGTTTTGCAATAATATATTCTTTGACAAGTCCAGAACGAACTATATCATCAATGCCATACTCTATTATATCAAAGGATGGCATTTTACGCAAGATGTTAAGAAAATCGTGTATGCCATTCCTGTCATTAGTCTTAACCAAATCACTTTGACTAGCATCACCACAAAATATAATCCTGCTATTTTCACCAATACGAGTAATGATTGAATCTAATTCATGAAAATTAAGATTCTGAAACTCATCAACAATTACAATTGCATTATCTAATGTAGTTCCTCTTATAAAAGAAGTGCTCCAAAATTTAATACTCTCTTGTGCTTTTAAATTACCATATAACATTTCAAAGTCAGCATCAGTTGGCATTTGAAACATATACTTGACCATATTTTTATATGGTATCTGGTAAATATCTGCTTTATCTTCGTGGTCACCAGGCAAAAACCCAATCTCACGAGTTGAAACTAAAGAACGAACGAGATATATTCTTTCGTATGGTGTAGTTTCATCAAGAATATCTGCAAGAGCATTATATAATGAAATAAATGTTTTACCTGTACCTGCAGTACCATATGCAACTAGATGTTTATCTTCAGCATATGAATCAAAAAGTTTCTTTTGATTATCTGTGATGGGTTCAATATCAAGAAGGTAAGTATTTCCAATCGGTTTTTTACGTTTCATTTGTTTCGTAGTTAAACCGATACCTATGGGTTGATCCCCATTAGTCTTCTTTTTTCTTGGCATTTGATTAAAGTGTCTTTACTCTTGAACCTGGTGATTGTTGTGCTTTTTTAAGAACATCATTCCAACCTGGTTTGGTCTTTCTTAACTTATCTTTCCATTCTCCAACTTCACCGACACCTGGCATAGTTGAGGGATCAGAATAATCCCTTGACCAATCAGGATTGTCAGAACACCACTGATCCCATTCTGTGATACTCATTACAACTTCTTTCTGTTCACCAGTTTTTGTATTTACTACAGGGTATGTTGCCATAATATTATAAAGTAGTATAGTTATTTAGACCCATTCCAGAGCCTCAGATACAGTTGGGAATTGTTCGGTAAAAATAGTCTTACAAGCGTTTGCAATATCCATATGTTCTTTCTGTGTCCCGTGTCCAGAACGGAGATCAATGTAATGAACCCAAGAACGAACACTTCCAGACATATAAATGCGAGTTGGTGTTGCTAATGGTAATACAAATCGAGCACATTCTTTTGCGATTCCTTCTCTTAATAATTCATTGTATAAATCCATTCCTTCATTAAAATATTGTCTGATTCTTTCTTGTAAAAATTTAGTTTGCTTCTCTGGTATGTCATCAATACTATTCTGACGATTCTTTGTATCTTGTCTTCTTAATTCTGGTAGAGGAATATTAGCGTCTAGTAAGTTTGTATCTGCATATCTTTGACTAAACTCTTGAAATGTAAAAGAACGATGTCGTAATATTTGTGCAGCAAGTCCTCTTGTAGTATTAATCTCAAGAGTCATAAACGCTTGTTCAAAAATAGACCAATGCTGATGTTTAATACAGTATCTTAAAAGACCTGCATAATTTTCATTATCCTGATTATTAGGATTGCTCACACGAGCACAATATGCCATATGTTTTTCGGCATCAGGAGAGACACTTATAAGTGATACGTTCATTTAAATCCTTTTGATGTTTGTTCTTCAATTTTTGCTAACTCATTTTTAGCAACTTTAAGTTGTTCTCTAATTAATTTAAGTTGTTCTTTATCATAGAGATAATCCTTTTTAAGTAATCTCTCTAATAACTTAATTAATCTTTTTGCTCTACTAGTCTGGGTAGCCATCGTCGTCCTCTAAGATTTCATCATAATCTTGTGTAATTGTTGGAGGTGGACTAACATATGATTCCACATCCGAAAAAACTTCTGCTTTAATATCATCAACTAATAACTCTAAGTTACGAACCATTAGTTTAAGTTTGTCTCTGTCCATAATATTAATCTTTCAATTAATATAGCATAAAAAAAGGAGGGATGCAACCCTCCTGTGTTTATTTTCCGTATAGGAACTGAACTTCAGCAGTTATGATTGTGAGAAAGATAGCAGATGCTATACATATCTCTAATATTTCAATCACTTAAGACTTGTAAGTTCTTTTTCTTGTCTTACACCACGGTAAGTTAGATCGACCTTGTTAGTCTGCTTTGCTTTGTTTCTATCAGTGTCATATACGACACCACGGTATGTGACTTGTGCCATTTGGTTTCTCCTAAAGTAGTAGGGATTGTATCCCGTTCCTTCAGTCGGCATTTGCGTCCCCGAAGGGATGAACGAACCCGTTCCGTGTCGGCTTACTTGCGTCCAATAATAAAGGTTTCACATTGTTCATCTGGTACTTTTGCTCTGAAGTAATCTATAAGATACTCCTTTGCATCAGAGTTAAGATTCTGATCACTCATTATCTCAATTCTGTTCTGGTTCCATTCTGAACATGACATTTCCCAATGGGAAGGATGATGTTCAGTAAGGAGTAGTGCCAGTAATGCTAAACCTTGCATTGGATGAACGATGTGTTTATACTAACACATTTATACTATATATGCAAGTTCTTTTGTAACTTGTGATACAATTTTATTTTATTTTAAGGGTTTACCATACTTATCAAGTAATCCAAGCTTTCTTACTTGACCTAGATTGGATTTAGATGCTTTTTTTATCTTTTTATACTGTTTAATTAACTTATCTACCTCATCTTGGTCTATGTCAGCAGTTAATTGACCATCAAACCCACGTCCTTTTCGCTCAATATAATCATTTATCCCATTCTGGATCTCACC